GAAATCTGCCCCGCGTTCGCGCGCAATGGTTGAAGATCGATCGAGCCTGATCCCTGTGTGGCGCCACCCAGGGCCGAACCATCGTGGTATGTCATGCCGAGTGTGGTCAGGCCGCTGTTGGGGACTCCGGTTTTGTAGAGTGGCACCTTGACGGCGCGCAGCACGGAAGGGTCTGCATTCCAGGTCCATGCCCCTTCTACACCTCCGCCGTCGATCACCACATCCTGCACGAGCGCGCCGAGCGTGACATTGGTATCCACCGACGCGAGCGATGATATCTGAAACTCAGCCCCACGAACCGCGTCCAGGCACAACCCCTTGCCGGTGCCTCCACCCACCGAAATGTTTACTTGCTTCATTGAGATGTTGACCGGGCGCGTGGGACCATCGGCGCCGGTCACGCGAATGGCGCAGAACCCCGCCGGGACGCTGAGGAAGTCGGCCATCTCCACCGCGATGTTCGAGATTGGCGTCGCACCGGTCTCACTCGGATCGCCAATCACCATCAGATCGCCTTGCGTATTGTTGCTATTTCCTTCCTTACCTTCGATGCGAAGCCGTAGGAACTTGTACTGGTTGAGCGTGAACGTGCCGCTGTGGCGCAGCGACAGATACGGGCCGCGCGCATCGTAGATGTCCATGGCAACGACAACGACCGGATTGCCGCCACCACTACCCGACGCCATGAAGTCAACAGCGGGAATACCGATCATACCCGCGTCTGAACAGCGAACATTCGTCAGGTTGCTCTCCCTGATGCCGCCAGCCGTGGTGCTTTTCAGGCGACCGAAGCTAATGCAACTTCCTGGGATCGTTTGTATTGTTACATTTTCAATCAGGGCATTATCGGTCCGATCGTAGAATTTCAGCGCGTTTTGCGATGATGAACCACGATCGCCCTGGATGGTCAGGTTCTTGACCTGTGGCCCAGTAAACCATTGTGGAAATACGTAGATTCCCGTGAGCCACGTTTCGGTCCAAGAGAACAGGTCGCCGACATAACTGGCGTCCATGACGATCCAGGTCTTGAATACGCCCGCGCCATGGATCGCGCCAGGGACGTGAACCGCGAAGGATGGCAATGGTCCATGCGCGCCAAAGATGCGACAGGTTCCAGGCGGCACGTAAATCACCGACCTGATCGGGCCGCCAGCCGTCGCGTTGACGCGCGTTATGACATCATGGAACGCCTGCCAGTCGTCATGCACGTCGTCGCAGACCGCGCCATAGTCCCTGACGTTCAGGATCTCTCCCGCTCTGGCCGCCCGGTCGCGCGCGAAGGTTGACATCGCGCCGGGGGCTGTGGGGTCAGCCGCCAGGTATGGTGCCCCTGGTGGCGGTTGCGCCGGTTGGCCCCACGCGGCGACACTGACCAGCGTGACAATCAGGGCCGCGAGGAGGCGTGCGAGCATCGGTCAGCCTCCCGAAACCAGAACGACCTGCGGGGCACTACCGTCGGTAACGGCGGTGATCGCGCTGACCGGGACAGGAAAACCGGGAGCGCCGAACGAGCGCGACCCGCCGTATCCCGAAATGAGAACACCGGTATTGGGCGCCGCCGTCGAGCCATCCAGACGCAGCCAGATATTGCCGGGATCGCCCGGCAAGGTCTGGAGCGTCAGGGCGGTCGTGTAGGTCCCGGCGGCGATCAGCGGCGCCGACGAGGTGCCTACGGTCGCGGAATGAGGGCCGATATAGGCAAGCGGGGGCACGGTGACCACGGAGCCTCCCGCCGGCACGTGGCTATCGACGTATTGTCTGGTCGCCGCCTGCAAGGGTAGCACTGGATCACCTGCCAACGAGATCGCTCCCGCCATCTGGCCGCCCGCGAGCGCCAGATACGGCCCGCCGGTGATCGCCTCGGTGTTGGTGATCTGGATAACCAGCGCGCCAGGCGAGAACCGGACGATATCGGCCGCCGCGATCGTCAGCGCGAGCGGCACGCCGTCGCCGGAGGGGTCGAGCAGCTGGCCCCAGTACAGCCGCCGGCCGCCCGAGGGCGCGTCCCAGACCTCGAACCAGCCGATCTGGCCCCAGGCGGCGGCGGCGGGCGGGAAGGCGATGGCGGCGGCGTTCGCGGCGGCGTTCGAGGGCGAGGACAGCAGCGCGAAGGTCGCCGGCATCCGCAGGTAGCCGGCGCCGCTGACCTCGATCCCCGCCACGCCCTCGGACGGCACGGGCGCGGCCATGCACAGGCCCACATAGACGCGGGTGGCGGATGGCATGGGCGCGAAGCCGAGCGTGTGGCCCAGCACCGCCTGTTCGGTCGCGAGCGTCGCCGCGCCGGTCATGTCGTCACCGCCCGCAACTGGGCATTGGACAAAGCCGTGTTCCAGTAGGAGACGCGGCGGATCGCGCCGTCTATTTGCAGGGTGCCGCCCCCGGCTTCGCCGATGTTCAGTATCGTGAGGGGGCCGAGTTGTTGCGACACGCTCCCGGCGCCCGCCATCAACACGCCGTTGACCGCGCCACTCCATACCGCGCCATTGGCGAGCGCGGATTTGAACAGAGTCGGGCGCGTGCCAGATGACGTATCACCACCACTCAACTTCGACACACCGGCGACCGTGATACCGCCGCGCACGTTGGGAACGGTCTGTGGCGAATACATTTGCATTAAATTGGCCGCCGTCCCGTCACTCAGCGTGAACCATGTCGAATTTGTTCCGACCGACGCCACCTGTCGTGCCCAGGCGTCCACCGCCACCGTGCGATCCGTCGTGCCGCCGAACATCACCGCGTCGGTCAAGGAACAATGCTCGACCGCGCGCGCCGCCGTGGCCCCGGTGGTCGGTATCCACGACGACACGAACGCGCCCGTCTCAAGCTGGGCGTTGAGCACCGATCCCGTCACCGTCAACGTCAGGGTGCCCGCTGTCGGCGTGAACGTGACCGAGGCGCGTTGGGGAAACGCCCCGGCGCCGGCCAGCGTGCCGGTGGCCACGCCGCTATAGGCGATGCTACCGGTGCCGTAGAAGCTGAGCGTCGTGGCGGCGGCGGTGACGGTCGCCGATTGCGTGCCGAGCGTCGCGCTGTTGAGCAGCAGATTGGTCCGCGCCGTCTCCATCAGCACGCCCAGAAGCGCGTGCGTGATCGGATCGTACGTCCAGCGCGGCGTGTTGGTGGCCGCCGTCTGCATCGCGCCGGCGATGTCGAAATACGTCCCGACGCTCGCGCGGGTGAACGTCACGCCAGACGGCAACGTGCCGGGCACGGTGAAGTCGAGCGCGAGCGAGGGAGGCGCGACGACGACGGGGGCGCCCGCGTAGCCCGGATTGGACCAGCGTTGCACCGCCTCGCGCGAGTAGTATTTGCACCAGCCGCCGGGCACCACCGGGCCAAGGACGCGCCCGCACCAGCCCTGTGGGGCGAAGAAACGGCATTGGGCGCAACGCTCCCGGCCGCCCGCCTTGGTGTAGCGGGCCATCTGCTGGCTGACGCGGCGGACGACGATGCTCACGCGCTTATCCCCAGCGGGACAAGGGCCACGCTGAATACGGATGGTTCTTGTTGCGCTCCGCCATGTTCTCTCGAACCGGACAAATTCTGACGTTGCCGATCTCGTAAGCGCCCTGATCCCCAAAGCGGGCCATGACATACTGGTCCTTGCGGCATCCGCGTTCGGCCCACTTGCCACTGGCCTGCCAGAGTCCGTTCCATTCCTCGAAGGTCAGCAGGAATGGAATGCCGCGTCGCTTCGCGTCCTGCTTGTGGGCGTTGTATTTCCCCACGGGCGTGCGCGCGTAATTCGCGTTGTATGTCTTGCGATACTCCTGGTCTTTCCACATTCATGGTGTATGTCATACCTAGAACGTAGTTGCAAGTTCGGATCGTAACGGAGCCCCACCATAATCCGATTGTTGTTTCCAGAGGTTAGCCCTGGTGACGACTTGTTGGAACTGTGCATCAGCCTGTGCCGCCCGGTCATCGTCCAACTCATACATGGCCCCCATTTTCATGAGGCCGAATAAGTATACTCCGTATAACTGTTCCAGTACCGGATTGGTATCATATGGTAGGACAAGAGGTCTGGGGCGAGCGTAATAGCCCATTAAGACCTGCTGCGGCAGCCATGCCGGATCGGGCGGATCGGGGATGACGGGATGCGGCAGAAACTCGATGCAGTCGTGAACCAAACGATACGCGGTGCAGACCTGGCCCACGGCGCCGACCACCGCCCCGTCGCGCCACGAACTGGACTCCGGCGCGGTCCAGTGTCCCGACCATTCGTCTTTCAGAATGAACAACTCCCCGCTGGTGGCGTCGCGGATGGACTCCATCTGGGCGAAGTCGGGCGGCAGGGTGATGTAGGCGGCGTCGATCGGCTGCGTGCCCGAGACCACCATGCAGCGGGCGCGCAGCGTCTCGGCGATCTCGGTCTCGACCATGAGGATCCAACCCGGAATCATCGAGGCGATGTCCCGCCTGTTCAGCCACCCCTGAACGTCGTCCTGAAGCTGCTGATAGGACGCCATCAGGCCCCCAGGATGACGACCGGTTCATTCTGGGACGCGACGTTGTCGGCACCCGCCTTGGCCGTCGCCGTGCCCGCCGCCATCGCCTGGGCGCGCATCTCGGCGGCATCTTTCGCGGCGGGGTAGAGACGCACCAGCAGCACCGGGTCGATGTCATCCGGCAACGTCGGTTTGGCCGGCGGGTTCGGCGTCGTGGCGGGCGCCGCGCCCTGCATCCCCACGCCCGGCGTCGGCTGCTGCTGGGGCGCCGGGGCTTTGGTGTCGGTGGTCGCGAGTGCCATGGAATGGTCTCCTACAGTGTTGAAC